CAGCCTTGAGGTCTTGAGCCAATTCAACTGTGTAGTTGCTGCTTAGAGCGCGTGTACGAGCTTGTACGGCAACACGGTCAATGGAGAAGGCCATTTGATTCCATGTAGCATACTTATCAGAACCTGAACCGATTCCTTCACCGCTGGATGTCAACATACCACGCAATGCATCGATTGCTGATGGTCTGATTGCATTTAGGTTAGCAGTGTAACCATAAGCAGCAGATAGACCATTGTAGGTTGTTGGCAAGGTCCAACCAGAACCACCGAATTGTGGTTGTGGTTCTTGGAACATTGCTTCGACGGCTGTTGAATAGGAACCTGCTTTTTCACCCTTGTATTGATATTGCGAACGCATTGCAAAGATCAATCCGGTGGGGGCAGTCATTGGTTGAACACCACAGATGTCGTATGCCATTAGGTTGGGCATTGCACGACGAACCAAGGAAATGAGCACAGGATCATAGCCAGCAACGTTTGGTGTGTTGGCAAATGATTGTGGCATTCCAAGGTTGTTGGAGCTCATGGTCTCAGTGAGGTGCTGAGAACGAAGAGCTTGCTCTTGGTTTTCTAGAAGGACGGCAGTGACTTTCTTGCGATAGTCATCTTGAATCTTGGGAAGTGCTTCGTGTCCGAGCACTGGCTCCCATTTTTCTGTTAAAACGTCATATGGGGTATTTTCTGCGAATTGCATTTTGAAATTTTCTCCTGTGAGTGTAAATATTTAGTAAATAGAATTTTTAGACCTTTTTGTGTAGTCTACCCAATGCACCGACATACCCTTCTACTAGGGTAGTAGGTGCAGTTTTTACGGCAGCAAAGGTTTGTTCTGGCTCAATTGTGCGAGCTGGAGCAACTTTTGCGTTGTTTAGATAATTTTCCTTGATGGCAACCAACTTATTGCGGTATTCATCAGAATTTGTGAATGAGACATTTTCCATCAAAGATTGAAGTTTTGCAACCTGTGTGTCTGCCAAATCTCTTGTTTCTGCAACAAAAATTCCAGCACACTCAGTCAAATCAACTTGTTTCTTTAGATTGATATTGACGTTGACGGATTCATTTAGCTTGTTTTCCAATTCACGATTTTGAGCATAAAGTTCATCTAGAACGTTATACTTTTCGTTTGGTACATCGATATAATGATTTTCAAATAGGTTTTTCAAACCACCGATAAAGTTTTCAGCAATTTGAGTCTTGATACCTTGTTCGACTGCGACAGCATTTTCTGTCATCCATTCTTCAACTACGTAGTCAAGATAATCATCTACCTTTTCTACCAATGATTCTGTGACATTTTCAAGATAATCTTTGACGTTGCTGTCAACACCTTCTACGATTTTTGTAACTGTTTTTTCTACTCTGTCATTTACGGCAGCTTCAAAAATTGCTTCTAGTTTTTCAACTAGTTCTTCTGAGGCAACTTCTTCGCCCAGCAATGAAACCAAAGCATTTCTGAATTCTGCACGGGCTTCGGCAATCATTTCTTGTTCTTCTGCGCTGTTGTCAACATCTTCCTCAACTTCAGTGGCTTCAGAGGTTTCTTCTTCCTCTTCTCCTTCTTCTTTCACAGAAGATGTTTGAGCAACCTTTGCAGATGCTCCAACTGAACTGGGAACGATGGGTGGTGCAACTGGAACAGCTACGGCTCCTGTTGCAACTGGAGGAGCGGTCATTGCTCCTCTTCCTGATAGATCTACCGAACCTTTTCCGGTAGCGTCATAATCGCCAAGACCCATTGCTTGGGTAGCGGCTTCTGAAATTGTTTTCTTCTTGTTAGTTTTCATAATAAAAGGATCCTTATTGTAAAATTATTTATATTATGGATTATTCCATGATGGAGGATTGATTCCCAATTTAAGTCCTTGACGGACTTGGTTTCTCTTGGCAATTTTTTCTCTATGCTCTCTCCATGCACGATCTTCTGCTGATTCTTCAGGCTCAATTTTTCCTAGTTTAGTTCTTCCGGGTACAATTACAGGTACGAAAGGACTTCCCATGTCTTGAGCGTATGCCTGTTGCATACCAGCAGCAATGTTTCCAACATTTTTATCTACCCAGTCTGCTCCCAGACCAGTTTTAATTTGAGCCAAAAGTTGACGACCTACATCAATTCCACCTAATTTAAAGCCTTTTGCCAATTTTTTACCAAATGTTTCGGCACCTTTTCCTAAAAGTTTTGCCCCAACACCTGAAAGAAATGTGTCGCCTACAAAACCTGCGGCTTTTCCAAGTGCATATGCGCCTCCAGCTTCAAGAGCACTTGTATCACCTAAAGCATATTTTACATAATCTTTATCGTCTTTTCTGTCTTTTGGTGAGGGTGAAACACCGACAGATCCACCAAACCCAACAGGGTTTTTATTTTCTTTCATGTAAAATTTTTTATACTCATTTAAATTATCAAAAACAGATAAATCATTACTTTTATTTTCAAGTAATGAACAGAGATACTGTTTTGCGTTTTTATCCATCATTTATGATAATTTTTTAAAGTAATTGTTAAAAACTTTTACAATGTTTTCTTGTAAATTTCTTTTTGAAGATGATTTTATCATTTTTACAGCTCTTTCACGATCTCTTTCAGTCCACATTCCATTTTCAAAAATCCACTCTTTTCCTTCCATAATTCCATTTACAAATGCATTTGGAGCAGATGGATCTGCAACAATGTCAATTGCAGCCAACATGAAATCTTCCTGTACTTCTTGGTAACCATTTTTTGGACGAAGTGATCCCATTCCACGTGTAGAAACACCCAATTGAGCACCTTCGTCAATTAAGTTTTTTACAATTTTTCCCATTGGAGTATCAAGAACTTTGGCTTTTCCATAAACATTTGTTCCATCTTCATAAAGTTCTTTGATAATGTGTGAAACGCGATCTAAGTTGACGGTTGGGCCTGTTGGGTGATTCAATTCTCCCATTGCACGGCCCTTTTCTACATACTCTTTAATATATCTTCCACATTCCTTTTTGAGTATGTTAGTTGGATAAACTCTTCCATTTCTATTTTTTACATCAGATTGCATGAAAACACCTTCGATGAAATATGTTTTTTCACCGTTGCCGATGTTTTCTTTGATGTATTTTACGTCTTCAGTTAGTTCTGTTATTAGTTTCATTTTTAATTCCTAGCCAATTTTTTGCAACACTTTTGTATTGCTCTTGTAATTTATTTCCGACTTTTGAATATAAAACTTTAGACGTAGTTTCTTTGAAAGAAACTGCATTTTCTTGAATTGCGTTTTTTAACATTTCTTTGATTTCGTTGTTCATTGTAATTTTCCAGTTTGTTTTGCCAATTCAATGTGTTGTTTGAAAGCCAATCCATTTTTAAAAATTTCTTGAGTAAACAATTTTCTATTCTCTGTATTTAAGCTTTCAAACAAATTTTTGACTAAATCCTTTTCTTTTTCATTAATATTTATAACAGATCCATCTTTAAACAAAAAATTTCCTGGAGTAAATTTATTAATAAAATCAACAAACTCTAGTAGCTCAGGTGTTTTTGTTGTTGTTTCATTGTTTTCAAATAGTCGATTTGAAACTTCTTTTCTGACTGAAAAAATACAATCATTTAATTTGAGGGAAAGAGCTTGTTGAATATTTTTTTCAAAATGATCTTCATTTTCAGAAAGCATTTCTTTTATACCATTTTTTAACAATATTTTTGTCAAGTTCATGTTATGTTCCTTGGCTTTGTTGTGCTGCTTGCTCCTGTGCCATGGCAGCTAATTGTTCTTGTTGAATTCTTTGTCGATCTACTTCCATATCCTTGTCCATAACACGCATGTCTTCTTCGGTTTGACGCAAAATATTTTTTCTTACATAATTTGATGAGAAATACTTTCCAATGTATGGATCTACAAAAGAAATCATCTTAAGTCTTTCTGTCAATATCTCAGATTCCTTTAGATCCCAGAAATAATTGTCAGTATTAAATTGATAATTGATGTCACCCTTTAATTCGTTCCAGTCATCATCAGTCATTACACCTTTCAACAAAAGTTGAACGCGAAGCATGTCAGAAAATAGTTTTGAAAAGTGGTGGCGAACGCGGTCTATAAACTTATAAAACTTTACTTCTTCTCTTGTTATTTCAACAGATCTACCCATGTTGAATCCTGTTGATTCAGATGTCAATCTGCTTATTGGAACATTTAAAGAGTTGTATAGTTTTTTCTTAAAATACTCAACGTCTTCAATTTGGGACATTGCTTGTCCACCGGGAAGAGTTGAAATTTCTGTTCCTCTTGAACCTTCGCGGCGTGGAAGCCAGTAATCCTCAAGAACTGAAAGGTGGTTTCTTTCGTCACGAACCTCACCCGTAGCTTGATTGTATATCACACGATTTCTGAAACGACTCATCATGTCTCGCATGTATTGTTCGGCTTTTTGTTTTGGAAGCTGTCCTACATCAACATAGAACACTCTGCGTTCAGGTGCGCGAGCAATGCGGTAAACTAGAAGAGCATCTTCTAGTTGTCTCAACATGTTAAGAGGGCGTATAGCCTTGTGTAAATAGCCCAGAACACGTTTTGTATTCAAATCTACAATACCAGAGGGTACGTATACGATGCTGTCTAAAGACAGCTGCAAACCACCAGGACCAGTCATCATGTATGTTTCTTTGTCTGTATTTGTATACAGATAATATTCTTCAATTTCTTTAATCAATGAAATTGATTGACCTTCTACACGATCCATTTCTTTTTTAATTTTACGTATTTTTTTAATTTTGAGAGGGTCTATTGGAATAATTTCTTTAATACCATCATTAGGTAAATCTTTATCTATTACAATATTGTAATAAATTTTGGAATCAATATACCATCTTCTAAAAATTTCATATGATTTATTGTTAAAATCCAATAGATGAAGAATTCTTTCAAACTCTCTGTATATTTTGTTTTTAATTACATCAGAGACTTTTAAATTTCCTAAATCAAGTTTTACTGGTTTTCTGTCAGTTCCCAATACAATGGATGCATTTACTATTTCATCTACAGCATTGTCCACTTCGGGATAGATAGACATGTTTCGGTATTGAACCACCGAAGCACTTTCATCTCGCATTGAAGCTGCGTAATCAAGCGCAGTTCCAAAAAATCCCCCAGCCTCAACAGTTACAGTTCCGTCATATATTTCAGGAGCTGTAAAGGATTGTAAAGTTTTTTCTTGTTTTTCTTCGCGTGATGTTTTCTTTTTTCCAAATTCAAAACCAAAAAGTTCTATTTCCATAATTTATCACCCTCTTTCGGTTATAATGGATCCATCATTTCCCCGAATTTCCATCGTATCAAACATTATCATTACTTGAAATGTATTCATTGTGTTGGCAGAAGCCATGTTGAAGTTTATTTGCCCAACTTGAACGGGCCAACAACCATGTAAAACAAAGGTTTTTAATTTTTTGTCTCCGTTTAAGTTTAGTTGGTGTATGTTCCAGTTGTCTGCTTTGTAACTTGTTTGTGGAGATGTCACCAAAAACGACTGATTTGTATTATTGTCGTTAATTCTATTTTGCCAACGAGAAAAATGGCCCCACAAATTATTGTTTCCACTGTCATCTAATACAACAAATGCCCAAGTAGAGTATTGTTTTTCACCGGGATAATGAAATTTTCTTCCCATAAAATCATAAGTCAAAGTAGTTGACATTACTTGAGGAAGAATTGTTGACCTGATATGAAATGGAGTAAATCTACTATTTCCACCTGTAGAAAGAGGAATTGCACCCTCAACCAAAAATCTGTTTGCTCTAGAACCACCGTTGAAATTTGTTTTAAAGGTATTTAAAAAATTACTCATTTTAGTACCTATCTATCTTTACGTGGTCAAATGTCAGTGTAACTGAAAAAGAAACTAAATTGTTCTCTCCCATATTTAATCCAATTTCACCAACAACACTTGGCCAACATTTATAAAGATAGATATGCCGAAGAACATTGGCACCATTTGCATCTAGTTGTTCTATTCTCCACGTGGTTTGTAAATTTGTATATGCAAAATCGTTGTTTGCAACTTTGTGTGTTTGGTGGCCGTCCAATCTTTCTTTCCAGACATGAAAAGCTCTCCACAAATTTTGACTGTTGGAGTCATCATAAACCCCAACAACCCAAGGACTATATTGACGATCACCAGCAAAATTTACTAAGCGTCCTCTGTAAGGAATACTAATGCTGTTTACGGTTAATGTTGGGAGAGTTGCCGACACAATTTTAAAAGTAGCATCTCTGTTTGATGTACTTATCCCAGATGGCCAAGTAGGATAAACGGTAAACCTATTGCTTCTGGTACCACCATTAAAACTATTCTTAAAATTTGAGATTGTATGTGTCATTAGCTGGTGTAGGTAAAGTTAATTACATAAGTTTCTGTAGAAACTATTGGCTTGGCAATAACTTGTATGGATAAAGTTGAGCTGTTGTCTACGTTATTTCTATTATCACATATAATCTGTGTTTTTGTTGTATCCAAGAAAGATGCATATTGGTCTAAACCAGTTTCTATAGCACTGGAAACCTGGCTTCTTGTAGTAGCATTATTGATCTGGAATATATATTGCAAACCAATTTGATTTACTAATTTATTTATTTCCGAATAAAGTGCTGCTGGACCAACTCTATCATTGGAAGTTAAAGCACCAGTTGAGGCAGTAACTCCAACTAAATCAGATCCCAAGAATGAAGGATTATTTGTAACAAAGAAATTTACTTTATTTGTTCTAAGAACAGATTTCAAAGAACTTTCCCACAATACAGTTGGTTCTACTTTTCCATTTAAAAGTGTAGATCTTTCCAGTCCTGCAACAGTAATGTAAAGTTCATTTACATTTTTTGCTCTTGTAAAGAATCCCGCAACATCAGAAACAGCGGGAATTTCATAAGTAACCTTGCTATTTGCCTTTAATGGTGAAGTATCTAGATCTGTTGATGGTCGTTTTAGTCCATAAACACTAAAGAATCTAATTCCATTAGTAGAACCTACTGATGAAAAATCTCCTAAAGTGTATCCCAATCCTGTAATACCTGCATCTGCCTGAGAAGGAAATATTCCTATTGTATATGGTTGAGAAACAATCCAATTTTTTATATCAGCAGACAAATTGGGGTCTATACCAACGTCAAATCTATTAGATGCATCAGAACTTAAATAGTCATTAAATCCATTAACCGTCCCTGCAATAACCAAGCTACCACCGTATGCCATGTAATTAATTGCATGAATAAAATTTAACCCATTTGTGGTAGGAATTAGATTACTAGAGCCATTATCAAGGAAGAATGCATAAGTACCGCCGGGGCTGGTAGCTAAAAGGCAAGATGTTATGCCACCCAAACGATTCAAGTCTTGAACTAAGTCACTTGGGTTATTGTATAAAATGTAAGTATCGGCTGTAGTTCCTTTTACACCAGCAGCACCCAAGCTTTCAGTTGTTCTAGAATAAATCAACCACCCAAAAAGACCACCGGGATCAGCTGTAACACCATCATTTGTAAATGTTGGTGCAAGATATGCTGTTCCTGCCAACATAGCACCAACAAATGGAACAGAAATATTTTCTCTGGTATATTGGTTAGAGCTAAGGAATGAGTTGAGTGAATATGCCATTTTTTACCTTTTGTCTGAAATATTTATAATTTACGCAGGATACCAAACCACACCTCCTTGAGAAAATGGCTCATTATCATCAAAATTTGTATTTTGATCTAGCATAAACAAAACATTATCATCTTCAGGTTTTTTTGCTTCCTCATAATTCATTTTTGCAGTTTCAATTAAATCTGCATAATATTCCTGACGAGACAGCCATGAAAAGAAAACCAAACACATCACAAGATCATCGTTATATCCTTCTTCTGCCCTATATGTGTTTGCTTTGGACACAAATGTAAACAATTCTTGTATAATTCTTTCATCATTTAACAAAATTTTGTCTTCTTCGACAAGTCTTTTAAGGATGGCACAACCAATTTTTTTGGTTTGTGTTGTAGTTCGTAACCCCATTTCGCTTCTATTTGAAGCAAATCCTTGTGATAAAATTTGTCCCTTTCTTCCCATCATACGAGTCATTAACACGTTTTCATAACCTAAATCATTATAAAGAATTGAGGAAACTTGACCACCAATGTCATTTGTTTCTACAAGAACATACGCATTTTCATATTTCTCTCCTACTTTTTTTAATATAGTAGGAAAGTTAAAAGGACTTATTGTATTATTTTTATAAGATGCCACAACTTTGTATGGAGAGCTTGAACCATCGACAACCAAAAATGCAGAGTAATCTGATCCCTGACCTCTGGACACATCGGCCAATATAAAATATATTTTTTCTTTATTTGGTTTTTCAAAAATTCTCAAACCTTCTTTGTCTTCTTCCAAAAATTCTTCAGGGGCAAGAACACTGAGTTTTGACGTTGAAATCAACGTATTGGAAGAACCTAAAAAACTACAACCATATTCCTGTTCGAACTGCTCAGGACTAGTATTTGCTATTTGTTCTTTTGCCCATTCTTCATTTCTTAGTTTAGGGCTTCCGGGACTTATTGGAGTTTCTTGCCAACTAACTTCAACAGGGACGAATTTATTTTTTAATTTGTGGTCTGCAGGTCGCATTGCATCAACCCAAAGCTTATGGAAGTGATTCATTCCATTTGGAGTTGAAACAATTATTAATTTTGTTGTAGTACCAGCAGAAATTGTTGGATATGTTGCAGTATAAAAATCTTCAGCAACATGGCTTGGCAAGAATGCATATTCGTCTAATAATAGTAAATTATATGAACCACCACGAATAGCCGTAGACGAAGTAGCATCACACATTGCTCTAGAACCATTTTCCAACACAAAACTTGTTTTATTCCATTCTTTTACACCTTGTTGTAAAAAATGAGGTAAATTTTCGTAAGCTAACTGAAGTTTTGTAAATAGTTCTTCTTTTGCTGTTTTTAATCTATTTGCCAAAATTGCAACATTTACGCTTTGATTAAATGTTATGTAATGACAGATATAACTTGTAACGCAGGTAGACTTACCACATTGGCGAGGCCATTTTGATATCACAAACCTATTTTTATGTAGCTCTTCTATAAACCTTTTTTGATAATCATAAAGTTTAAATGGAACAACACCCTTGTCCAAGGTTTTTACTTTAATGTATTTTTCACAAAAATAAACAGGATCTTTAGAGCATCGAATGTATTCTTCAAGCTCTTCCTTGGTGTATTGCATTTCTACACCAGGTGGTTTTAGTTTAGGGTTATTTCTGTAACCTTGGTTATTGTTGTTTAGACTCATTCACAATTTCTCCTTCCACAACATCTTTTTCTGTGCTTCTTTCTTTGTTTATTAAATTTTGGAGTTCTTTTGTAGAACCAACAAACACTGAATTGTTTGTTTGCTTTACTTCAACTTTTGAGCCAGTTGTATCCTTGGCTTTTTTGTGTACGTCCAAAACATTATTATTCAAATCAGCCATAGTTTTTAACAGTATTGCAACAACTTCAAATGCTCTTGGGCTGTCGGATTCAGTTGCAACCTTTAGAGCGCTTTCAAGTGCTACATTACCACTACCGATTAAGTCTTTTAAATTTTGTTGAACAAATGAATAGTCTTTTTGAAAATTTTGTGAATCAAATGTACCACCTGTATTGGTATTTTTTTGAATGCTATTTTCAGAATTTGGCTCTGGTACAGAAAAAAGTTTTGCAAGATTTTTATTAATATTCATATTATTCAAAAACAATTGTTCCACTTGAACCAGTAATTCCTGTTACAGAATTTGTTGGTCCAAAAATATAAGATTTAGCCAAAAAATTAAAAGAAGCAATATGTATTCTTCGGCTGTTAAAATCACCCTCATATCTGTCAGTTATATTATTTGATACCATTATTATTGGAATATTGTACGAAGGTGCATTATCCACTAATTCAAGTTTGATGATATGATCTGGTACAAAGAAAGGTAGAATTTGCTCAACAATTTGCAACATATCATCAATATGTCTTGTATACACGAATAAATTTATTGCAATATTTACAGGTTGTTCATTTGCAATTTCATTTCCTAATGATGTGCAGTTAGATGAGCCTATTGGTGTAAATCTAGTCGAAGGAACAAATCTGCTTCTTCTTCTAGAAGGATCTGGTGCTATGCTGTTTATTTGATAGCTTATTCTAGGTAATTGATTTTCAATTCTTGTCCCATCAGTAATAGAAGATGGACTCAAAAGTCTTTGAATAAATTTTTCTTGAGATGTGTATGTAATAGGCACTCTCAAGTTTGTTGGTTGAGCTGAGGGATCATTTGGTGAAGAATTGTTATGAGATACGTATATGTTGTTAAATAACGTACCAAACCCAACAACCAATTTTCTCAAACTTTTATTGTAATAATACCCAAACATTAGCAAGTACCCCCTGGTCTATTAGAGTCAAACTCATACAAACTTGCTTCAGTTTCCAATAAATCATTCAAACCAAGTGTAGTTCCAAGAATATTGTTCTTTGGAATCATTGTCAGACCATTTGTACCAAATGTAGTGGTATACGGAGAATTCACAGCAGGAACTGGTGTAGTTATTCTTTCGTAACTGTATGTGAAAAGCTCTGCAGTTATCTGATAAGAATAAAGTTTTCCCAAAGGGTATAATGGATTTTCGTGTTCAACAAAGTTAATTTCAAACAAAGATTTTGAAAGGGGAAAATAAATTAAATCGCCCTCTCTCGGTCTTGTAATTGATGAATCAAAATCAGTTACCTGTTGTTTAAATCGTCTCCGTGCAATAAGTAGTGAAATTTTATCCTTAATTTCAATACCAAATTGTGTTATTACATCAGTTCCTTCAAATCCTTTATAGGATTGAATATACATTTCTATTGTGTAGGCTTTTTCAAAAAAAGAACTTGGC